GATGAGCTACAGCCCCGTGGAGCTGGTGATAGGAATCGAACCTACGACATTCTGATTACAAATCAGACGCTCTGCCATCTGAGCTACACCAGCATCATAGTAAATCTAAAATTCAACTTTAGATTTGCAAGGTAAAAAAGGGGAGAAGCGAGAACAACAAATGAATCCTCTAAGAGTGATTCAAACAAGGTTCAAACGTCAAAAAACAAATTTGATACCTAATGTCATTCTCCGTCTGCAAAAAAGGCGAGCGACCTAACAAAAAGCAAATATTCTTCTTTTAACGGAAGCAGATATCTTAGTTCTTTGTTCGATTGGCTGTAGTTGACTAACGTCAAATAATTCCATATGGTAGGAATCAGACCTCTCACCTCTCCCTACCAACATAAGTTAGATTAGGTTTTCCTTGCGGAGAACTTCCTCTACGAATGTTGGCAATTCAATATCCGTTCTGATATTTAGTTCTAACAATTGGTCGTTGATTGTCGCCTTTCTTCGGCGCAATTCTTTGACCTTATCTTCCCAATGGTCCCTGTCCTCTTTACTGATTACAGAAACTTCCATTTCCATGTAACCATCGTATTCAGGATTGTCAACACGAGCGAGTTTACGCTCACGTTTCTTCTCAAGAATCTCATCCTTCTCCCGAACAGATTGTTGAACGATGAACCTTTGGATGGTGATGATTGCTGAGTCAGTAGAAGCCAACTCAGTCAATAAATCAGATACACCACACTCCGCATTTGCAGCCGATACCAGTTGACGAATCGTAAAACGAACATTCACCATATCCAACTTGCCACGAATCTCGTCAAAGTAACGAGTTTGCACATTGTTGATTTCTGGTTTCCACATAACAGTATTCAAAACATCAACTTCACGTTGAGTTTTGGTTGAGGATTTTACTGCCTCTGCAAGTGCTTCTTGAAGGGCGTTTGCTTTACGTAATGAAACTCTCATGGTATCTCCTTATTCTGTGTGTTGTTCTTCGTGTATCTTATTATGTTTTTTACTGTCCCAACTATTGGGACAATCTAAACTTTGTGATTCTATCTCACATTTACTAGAACACGCATATGCGTGGTCTATACCTAAATTCCAAATATGGCTGATGTCAAACCCACCTTCACTAAATGACTCATGACAAATAGAGCAGTGTTTGACATCAGGCCATCCCATTATAACGCTCCTGTCCAACGAACCCGAGCAAACCTCTTGTCTACTGGATCAAAGATGTTTCCTCTTGCAAAGTTCCTTGCAGGAGTTTTCCAACCAGCAGGTTTCAGAATGTCACCATACTGAAACTTCTTATCGTTAGTGCAAGCAACGACAAACGCACAAACTGATTCGTTTGTTACTACTTTCACATATTTCTTACCCATGTAGTAGGTAAGTGAAGCGTGATACTCACTGCACATCCGAGCTTTATTTCCATGAGGGTCGGCACCTCGGTCCATCCACTCACGATAATTGTCGTTCATGTGGTCGAGCATCATATCCATATGCTCAACAAACTTTTCTACCATCTCACCACTTGGATAAGATTTTTCAATGATATCGTCATAAGTCAAATCACTCATATTACCTCATTTGCATAATGGTCAAACAGTTCGTCTTCAGCTTCTTCCAAAGACATTACGGAATCAATCATTGCACTCACGGCTGCATCGTCATCAAAGTCAGCGTAAAACTCACACGCAAACTCAGCACTCATTTCTCCGACTGAACTCATAATCAATTTTTCATTAGAGGTTATTCTCATCATCACATTTATACTATATCAAATTGACAGTCACTTGTCAAGTTTTTTATGCGATTTCTTCTGTAAGGTGAGCAATTGGGGTTTCTTCCCCTGTGAAAAGGTCCACTTCCCTAGCACAACGAGTTTCAACCCACTCACCAGTTGAGTCACGAAAAGTTTTGACTCCGTAACGAGTCATCCACTCCAACCCAGCCTTCATTGACTCTAAACCAGTTTCGTACTCTGTGAACTCTTTTTTTACCATTCCCATGACTACTCCTAAAATAAGATTTGCAGTTATTTTACCTTATTGCAACAAAGTAAAATAGGATTTCAATACAAGGACCAACATTCACGTTCAGTCAGGGACCAGTTGTCCAGATCATTCGCTTCACGCAGATCAGAAGCTTCACACCACTCAATTGACCCATCACGATCATAATGAACCATGTAATCGTAGACACCATCTCCGTTGAGGGATCTCTTGGTGACTTCACCGACAAGATCATTTAAGGCGTGAACCACAACCATGTCACCTTCTTCCCAATGACGAAGTGATCCGTCTTCTCTCGCCTCTTCCCAAACTCTGTCAAGTGCTGAACTCATATTCGATCTCCGAAAGGGTTATCTCAATCACTCACAAGTATATAATACCAAATCGGAGACAGAATGTCAAATTTTTTTTCAGTTTTTCCAGTAGTGTTTCAAAAAAGAATCAAACTGTCTTTGGAGTGAATTGATTCTTATCTCATTGAAGTCAATCGGTTCGCTCTTTGGAAGTGTTGATTGAAAGAAGATCCAACCAGCTGCAATGAGAAACATACCGATTAGAAGTTGTGTGTAGGGTTGGACCATCCAAATGCCCAGAATGAGACAAATAGTGGACATCACCCATTTGAAGGTATTACTTAACGATTCCATGTTTTTCCTTTCTATTCATCTTTAAGAGGTTTTGCTTTGGTTACACCATCGCTAGTTTTTGGCGGAGATGGTTTTGAATCTGGTTTCTTTGAACCATAACCATCTTTGTACCATCCACCACCTTTCAATTCAAAACTTGACAAACTGATTATTCTCTTTGCTCTGTTATTACAAACAGGACATTCGATTTCATCAACGTCATGTCTTTGAATCTGTTCTTCAATATTTGTGCATACTTCACACTTGTATTCATATATTGGCATTTCTTGAATTCCTGCGAAATACGTTATAACATCTGCGACAACAAAAATCCTTATTACGTTTGCGATAAGGACTCCAACAATTCATACACTCTTTTACTTTAGACATGAGGCTCCGTGTGTCCATGCAAATCTTCAATTTTCATATTGTCAGTGTGACATTTGTTATGTTGAATATTTTTCTTAGGCCATATCGCTGCATAGGCCATCGTAGTCAGAGTAATGACTGCTACGATGACCATGGCGATAAACATCATCATGAATATCATTTTTTAGGTCCGTATAAAGATTTGGTTACACCAATGATAAAAATAGCGGACACTATAATTCCGCAACCGAAAATGATTGCGGAATTTGGGTCATTAAAAAAATCAATCAGTCCCATTGTCCTCTCGCCCTGTTTCAATTACTCTGAATGCTCCCAGAATAGAGGGAACCCAAAGTCCTACATAGATACCATAAAGTTTAGCATCTGGACTATCCATAAAGAAGAACAAGTAAATTGACAACGCAAGAGAGAGAACTGTTGCGAGTAAAACATATTGATGAGATTTTTTCATTTTTCCTTTCATTATTAAAAAACGTCTGCCCATTGTTTATCAAGAACAAGGTCAAACTGTTTTTGTTGCTCATATTTAGAAATCAAGAATTCCAGCTCCTCATTACAACCAAGTAAGTAGTCGATTCTTTTTTCAAGTTTAACTATTTTTTGTTTGTCCTGTTTGTGCTGAATTCTTGCTTTCATAACGAGTTTAATAGATTTTCTGGTTTAGTGATTTCGTAAGGGTCATCATCAAGTCCCATCTGATTAATGCCATCCTCACGCCATAGTTTTTCTACTTCCATGTCATTGATTACCATAGCATATCTCCAACTACGATAACCAAAGTTTTGTGCTGGTTTCCAAACCAACATATTCATGTCTCTGGTGAATTCTCCACTACCATCGGGAATCATCTTGACATTTTCTATTTCATGTTTTTCTGCCCATGCATTCATCACAAATGAATCGTTGACAGAAAGACAATACACTTCATCTAAACCCTTTGACTTGAAATCGTCATACAATGCTTCCAGCCCTGGAAGTTGCATTTCGCTTCATATGGGTGTAAATGCTCCTGGCAGAGATACGACCAATGATCTCTTACCAGCAAAATACTGATGGGCAGTATGAATTTTCCAATCATTATTGACTCTAACTTTCCAGTTAGTATTAGGCACTTTCATCTTCTGCTTCCTCCTTATCAAGAAAGTGTTGTAACATACCCTTATAATCTCCAACAAACTCGCCTTTGATGACGATTTGTGGAACTGATGTTGATTTAGTTTCCTTCATCAACGAACCAAAGAACATCTTATCAGCATTGATAACTGAATACTTCAGTCCCTTCTCATCAAGATATTCTTTTGCTTTGTCACACCATTGACAATCTGGAATAGATTGGTGACGGATGATGACATTTCCTTTTAAATCTATATTCATTTTTTCCTTTCACTGGTGGAGAGAGCTGGAATCGAACCAGCACAGCATATGCGGCGGATTTACAGTCCGTTGAGCTCACCCATGCTCAGCCTCTCCGTAATTGGTCGGCGCAGCAGGATTTGAACTTGCGACCTCTTGCTCCCAAAGCAAGCGTTCTACCAAACTGAACTATGCGCCGATTAATACTTGTAAAACTGTTCCAACGATGAACATGAGAAAAAACATACCGATTCCCATCCACATCACTTTGGACCAACTAAAATCTTCTCCTAGATAATCATTTTCCATTAAGTTACCTCATATAAAGTATAAGCCCAAGTCAATTCCTCTCCCTCTTCAATGTCTCTCTTTGAGACAATCCAAACAGTATTATCATCTGTCATTTCTAACTTATAACAATTAGGACTAAAGGAATGATTCCCAAAAGCACCAAGTGGAGTTCTAAAATACCCATGCAATTCCTTTTCATTTGGGATGTGAATCATACCAATCAAAGTTCCTGCTTTGATTTCTTTTGTCGCAATCAACCCCAAACCTTCTATTTCAGATTCTCCGATTGTGACTCCATCTGGCAGAGGTCTATACATTATAAACTCAGTCCAGTGATAGATGCAAGATAATTCTTCTCAATCTCACCTTTTGCTTCTGTCTCAATCACGATATGAGTCAATGAAAGTTGCATATAATCACCCTTTGCTGCCATCATCCAAGGAACCATTGCAAAACCCATCTGTCCTGCCGCTTGACCCGGCACAGGCGCTAATGTCATTGGTTTTTCAAGTTCCATATAATCTCTATTCTGTTTTACTCTTGCAATGATTTCTTCACCAGTTGTCAATTTCAAAACTTTTACTTCACTCATTTTTTCCTTTTGTAGAATCCGACTCTTTTGTAGTCAGGTTGTTCAATATAAGTAAAACCATTAGGAGCATTTATCTCTTCTCCTTCCCAAACAGGAATAATCTCATCGTATTCACCCATATCTTCGTTTGCACGAAAATGGACCTCAATGAGATTTCCATCAATAAACTCACAATTGATAACTGGATATTCGCCAAATAGATTGTAAAGAACTTTTGGATACTTGACATATTCATCAATCCGAATCCATTTTTCAAACTTCCAAAGTGGATCATCCTCATTACGAAAACCTTCAGTTGTCAAACCTTGAGAAATTGTTCTTGTTTTGAGGTCAGTGACATAATCAACGCTGAGATGCCGACCTTCAAAAATCTCACACCAAAAAGTCCCAGGCGGTAAATAATCTGTATCTGTTTCTATTTCAATGTAATCTATGTATGCACCCTTGCTCATTCCAACTGCATTGACACAAGGACGAATTATGTAATTTTTTGATTCGGGTGCCCAACCACCTGCTGGACCACATTGATATCCAAGTTTCTTTGCAAGAATAAGTTTGTCAAAAATCCAAAGGTCTTCTGTATGTGCTGTGTCCCACACTTCATCGTCATCTATCATTTTGATGACGCTCCAAAATCTTGATGTATTCTTTTATAGAATGATCTCTTGCATCAATTTTTGTCACATCACCAATCGGATGATCTTCATCCCAATCTAAAGTTTCAGCGTTTATTCTCATACCCCAATGCACGTAAGGAAATGGTGGTAAAAAAGGCACAGGGTCATTCTCTAAATAAACTCTAAAATGTCCATACATCCCCAACTGTTCTGTCATTACGCAAGGAAAACCA